TCTAAGTCATCTTCATCTATTTCATTACCTTTAAGGTCTATAGCATATCCGTATCCTTCTCTTCCAGTAGAACCTGTAATAAAATACCCGTTAGGATATTTTTCTATACGAAGAATTCTACCATCATCGTCAGGATCTAATTCTCCTTTTTCGTATGTTTTTCCACCAACGGTAATTTTTTTAAGCCTCTTAGGTTTAAATTGTTCATTTGCTTCTTTATCCTTACCCATAGCTTTTTTGATAGCTTTGTCTTTGGCTGCCATATAGTCATCGGAATCTATATCTCCATCTCCGTCATGATCTTTACCTTTTCCTTCTTCGTAAGGTATACTTTCTTCTTCGTTCTTTTTTCTTTTGTGACCGTGATGTGAAGATGTAATAACTTCTAATTCGTTTATAGGTATATTTTTTACTGTCTTACTTCCTTCTTTAAAAAATACATCGTAGTGAGTTACTGTTCCATCTTCTAATAAGGTATGCTCTCCTTCTAAACAAATACCATGTCCATATTTTTCATGTAATACATGATTAGCACAATCGTGCTCAATTTCTTTCTCTTCGTCTTTTTTGTTAATAGTTTCCTTGATATAATTGACAAGGTTCTTTTTGAACATTTTTAATGCTTTGTTTCCTTCTTCTTCATCTTCATGTTTAAAAGCATCTATTGCAGACATTAAGTCTTGATTAGGAGTATGATAATTTACATCTTCTAAAGATCGAGAAATAGCCATCATATGTTCTACTTCTTCTCCTGATGCTCCTTTGCCAGGATCTACTTCCGGAATAGCCATTGCAGTTTTAATCATTCCTCCATAATCGAAGTCATTTGAATACTTATCTCCTGGTTTATATGCTTCTTTTAAAGTAGCTTTTTTCATCCCGTTGAAAGTATCAACGTTATTTTTTTTACCTACTGGGACCATCTGATCATTTTTATTTACTTTATCAGATTCGTTACCAACTAAGTTTATATAATGAGAAGGATTTTTTTCTAAGTTGTCTTTTGCTTTCTTTTCTGCTTTAAAAAAGTCGTCAGCATTAAGATTCATATGAGGCATTAATCCAGCTGCTTGCAACTCAATTCTTATTCCTCTATCTAAAGCATCTAATGAATATGTTAAGGCAGGTCTTTCATCGTATGATTTAGTTTTAGTAGGTTTTTTTTCAGCTTTAGCTTCAAAAACTAATCCTTTATTTTTAAGAATTTGTACTGAATCGTCAAATCCATTAAATTGAGAAATAAAATCAGGGAACTGTTGTCTCATCTGTCTAACAAATTCTCCTTTGGCCATCTTGCCTTCTTGGACGGCTCTAAATTTTTCAGTTGCTGTTTGTTGTCTCATGTCTATAAATAGTCAAATGCTTTAGTATGATATGGCCTATCTGGACGGCTTATTTTTTTGAAACCTAGACTCTTTGAAACTTTAAGAGCTTTTTTTGCTTTACCAAAAGCGCCTGGTGTTGCATAATTTTCTCCAGCACCAGGAGTAAAAGAAGCAGATCCGCCAGATACGTTTGCTTCTTGCAATTCAGATAGTACTTCTCTTACTAATTGAATTACTTGAGACCTTGTCATAAGTTTTTTAATTCATTAACAAGATCGTAATATTGCATAAGATTAACTAAATGAGTATCATTTACTTTTTCAGTTTTAGCTAAAGGAGTAATATTTTTTACTACTTCCTGTAGTTTAATCTTAACAACATCATCTTTTACTTTTGTAATTAATTTATTAACTTCTTTTAAAATATTATCAAATTCTTTATTTACTAATTTATAAAGTCTACGATTAGAGTTTACTGATGTAATAAATTCTTTAAGAATATTTTTTTGTTCAGGTAATAAATCTTTATACTTATCATTAAATTTTTCTAATAAAATTTTAAATGTAAGCATTTTTAAATCTTTGTCGTATTTACTGTAGTCTTCTATTAAACTGTCTTTAACAGCATCTTTTTCCTGAGGATTAGAAGTTAGATGTTCTAAAATAGTAAACTTATTATCAACTAAAAATTGAGGGTCTACTAAATTACTATTATTCTGAGCTTCTAATAAGCAGTATAAGGCAGCTAGAGGTTTATAAGCTCTAACTTCCATTCCAAAAAACTCTTCTAAATTATAATGTTTTTTAATTTCAGATATAAGCTCATATTTTTGAGCCTTTAAAGTTTTTTGATCTAATTTTCTTGAAACTTCAGTAATAGTGGATAAAACAGCTTCTGCTTTACTCTGTACAAGTTTATTATTTTTAATAAGGAACTCATATAGTTTATACTCTTTAGCCAAAGTACTCTTGTTACTATAGAATTTTTTAAGTATTTCTATAGCTTGTGAGTCTTTATTGTCTAGGGTATCTGCTGCTATTTGTTTAACTAACAGTTCAAATATGAGACCAGTATTACGATACTTCGAATGCTTTATCTTCATTATATACGTTTACTATTATAAATATGTATTATTTACCTAAATCCTTGATATTGTCTTCTTTTAGTAACTCGCTATCGTCATCTTTAGATTTTTTGAAAACAATATCTTTCAACATATCTTTATTTTGTAGATAAACTTTCTCTGTAGAGTTGGTTTCCATAACATTATCATTGTCGGAAGGATAGCCTCCTTTCATACCTTGCTGACCTAAAGGATCTCTTCCTCCCATAGGATTATCATTGGTACCATATATAGAAGCTTTTTCTCTTGGTCTTCCTCCTTCAGGGCCTGGCTGTCCCCATTCAGGTGTATCTTCATACCCAACCGGAACTTCTCCTGGTCCTGCTCCTTTAGGTGTAGAAGTAGATCTTCTACCGTACATAGAAGCTAGATCATGAGGTGTACCGTAAGTAGTACCTGATTTAGCTGGGTCATTACCCTCTCCTTCTATCTGTCCTATTCTAAATAATCTTTTAGAGTCTTCTCTAACTAAATCTCTCATTTCATTATACTTATCTTCTGACATATCAAATATGTTTTCGTATATATAATCAGATGAGAATAATTTAGTATCTTTCATTTGATTAGCAAGATCAACTTTTTCTTTTAAGAGAGCTACTTTTTCTTGTTCAAATATAATAGACGGAGTAGTAAGTTTAATTTCAAAGTTAGTTAAACTTTCACCGGTAAATCCTTGAGAATATAAGTGAACTAATGCTATTTTAGTTAACTCTGATTCCATAATTCGTTGAACTCTTTCAACTGTTCTAGCGAATCTTATATCTTCAGCAGCTAAAGTTGCTTTTCCTTGTAAGTCTCCTTCATATCCGAAGTATGCTTTTGGAATCTTAAGTGCTGCAAACATTTTTTGTTGTAAATACTGTACGTCAGTTACACCATCGTAATCTAATCCTTTAGTAGTTTCAATTCTTGTAGATGTATCTCCTCCTCTAACAGGTAGATAATAATCCTCCATCATATTTTGTAGATTAAATTTAAGGTTATATTGTCCTTGATCATCTACATAAGGAGTTTTTTTCATTTGGTTGATAGTTTTTTGCATAAACTGCTCAACTTCATTAGGAGGAACGTTTCCTACATTAATATAGAACATTCTTTTTTCAGGAGATCTCATTATTCTATGAATTAACATAGCATCTTCCATCAAAGTAACTTGTTTGAATATTTTTCTTGCAGGCTCTAAATAAGATCTACCGTAAGGTAAGTAATGAGTATCTGAGATTAGTCTAAAATGGGCTATTTCGTAATTATCAAATTCTACTATTTTATCGTTCTTTTTTCTTTTCGGTAAATATTGAGGATTTTGTGATGATGCTAAACCATCTGGATCTAATTGAAAAATAACTTTAGCAGGATTATCTGGATCTTCACCTTCTCTCCTTACCATATGATATACAGTATAAGGTAAAACGTTATAAACTCCAAATTTTTCTGAGATTTCTAGTTTTAAAAAGAAATCACCGTACTTACACATATTTCTAGTCCATGACCATAAGTTAAATTCTATATTTAAGACATCATAAAATAAGTTATAAAGTACTCTTTGTATATTTTCGTCCGAAGATTTTATAGCTAATATTTCATTTTGGTCATTTTTTACTGTAGCTTCGTCAGAAAGTATGTCGAGTGCAGAAGCAATTAATGGATCTGTATCCATAGCTTCATAATCTGAGTATAGTTGAATCCTAAGTGTCTGATAATTTAAATTAGGATTAAATATATTTTTATTATTATAGATATATAATCTAGTAAATCTATCTATTAAGGAATTCGTCTGGTATCTACCTGTTCGTTGTATAGTATTGACATCAGCTATTTTAAGCTCATTGCCACCTACATTCCTTACTACAACATCTGAGGAAAATAGTCTTCGTAGTCTACCAAAAAGTGAAGTATCTGCCATTAAACGTTTAATTTATATATAAATAGTCTATTTTAGTAACCAAGTAATATCTTCAGTACCACCTGGTGTCTTTATAAGATAAGGATTTTCTTTCTTATTTCCAACTGTTTTTATAACAGCTTGGTTTCTAGCATTTAAATTGCTAAAAGAGGATAATTGAGCTCTAGCTAAATCCATTCCCTGTTGTCTCAATCTTAAAGCAGTATCTCTTACGTATAAAGCTGATGCGCAAGACATAACTAAATCGTCATTATATCTGTCTTGAGCTTGTGCCTTACCATTTTTCCATATAAAAACACGCATTTCTTGTAATAATCTTTTAGATTGAAACGTTACAGATTTTTCTCTTACATATTCTATCATTTTAGCAATAACTAAAGGTCGTGTTCTCATAGACATTGTAAAACCTGGAACTAATTTATCTCTTTCGTATTTATGCATATAAGATTCAACAGTATCTAATTGATTAGTCGGACTATAATATAAGTTTCTGTACTCTCTTTCCATTATTTGTTCTATAGTAGCCCATCCGATATTAGCATTTTCTACTACTAACAAAGCATCATTATACTCAGAAGCTATAGCTACAAGTACATTACCAAAATCTTTAGGTGATATTTTACCTTTATATTCGGCTACTTGAACACATCCATCTATATCAAATACATGAAATGCAGAATAGTCAGTTGAATCGCCTCTTGCTACGTCGGCACATACCATATAAGATTTACTATAATCAGCCGATTCCCAAATCCATAAATTACCATCAACTCCTCTTCTTTCCATAGGTTCTTTTTCATAAGTCTGTTCATAGTAAGTCATATCTTCAGGCTCAAATACTGTATCACCAGAAGCTAAGAAATCACAATCACACTCTTGCCCTGCCATTCTAGGACCTAAATCTGCATCT